GAACGTATCGTCGTTGCAATACTCAGTCAGCAGGCGGATGTAACCTTCGCCGTAAGTGACTTGGTTGTCGCAGGCTGTGTCATACGCAACGTCGGCATCTGACATATACTCAATGTGGCGGACCACACCGTTGAAAATCTCTGCTACCTGTACGTCAGCATTGTCATCCGCGGGTATAACCTTACCGTTTGGACGGTTTTGACGCTGTTCGTTGGTTACTTGACGGACGTGCTGCGGCAATTTGTTGATTGTCAAGCATGGACGTGCGTTGATTGCCTGTCCTTGTACGCTTCCGCGTGTTGACAATACGTCAGCAGGCCATTGCCACTGGTTGTCAGGGCTGCCGGCCATAAAGCGTAGATCGTCTAGTTCGTCCTCACGGCTGTCTGAATACGCAGCCTGCGCCATCGTAAGACGGCTACGCATGGTAGCCATCTTATCGTGATCGTCGCGCGTTGTCTTAGGCGCGTTCGATCCTACGTTGGCAACTTTTCCTGCCGCTTCAATGCCTGTGGGGTCGGCCATAGATTATTTCTTGCCTTTGCTGGCGGCGCGCTTCACGCTGTAGGCGATGGCGACGGCTTGTTTCACAGGTTTACCCGCATTTACTTCTGCTTTGATGTTCTTGCGGAACGCAGCTTTGCTGGGTGACTTACTAAGGGGCATGATTAACGCTTTTTACCCATTGGCGATGACTTCATGTTTGTAGTCATGCTGATAACTTTCTGCATCTTTGGTGCCGCAACCTTAGCTGGCATCTTGACTGCACGGCCACCGCTGGGGTTTGTCGAGCCTTCTTCGCGCATAATCTTTTCGGCGGCAGCCTTGCGGGCTGGGTCGCGGTTAGCAATAGCAGCCTTCTCAGAAGCTACAGTGCCGGTTTTGTACAGCGCACGCGTATATTTATTGGCTGGCATTTACTTACCCTTCTTAGTTGGCTTGGCCGTCTTGGCGCTTTCTTTGAAATCTTTGGCTGTCGGGGCGCCCTTGGCGCCGACCTTACGCATTTTCTCGCCTGAACCGGCAGCAATGCGTTCGCGCTTGGCGTTGATGTTAGCATATAAGCCTTTTTTGGCTGCCATAATCAAGACCCCATCCATGATGTAGAAATTCCTGCGGGAGAATAGCCTCTTGTGCGATGCTTGTCAACGCGTGTCAGACGCGGATCAGTAGATGCTACAGGAAATGCGAACGTGACCGCTATGGCGTCCGCTGCGTCTGGCGAGGCTAGCCCGCGTGACTTCATATCTTTCTTGCTTTCTAGGAACAGCGTACCCCTGCTGTCAGGCTTGGTGCGCGGGCTGATGAGGTCTGTCTTCAGGAACCTATCTGTCGGGATGTGGCCCGTCCTGAGCCAATCCCGCATAGCGCCCCACATCTCTGCGCGCTTGTTACCCCACATCGTCTGGTTCTTAGCCTTGTTGCCGAAGTTCACGCCGCGTATCTTGTACCGCTGCTCCTTCAGCCTGTCTACGACGCCTGCGCCTAGCCCGCCTTCGTCGATGCAGACTAGCGCCGGCTGGAACTGCTCTATGGCGTCGATGACATGGCCTGCCACTTCCATCGTGTCCGCGCCGCGGTGTCTGCGTAGTTCCAAAATGTCACGCCCCTGCCGTATGGCGATGACGGTAGCGTCAGCCCCGAACCGTGCAGGGTCCACACCTATGACGATGGGCGCGCTGGTGTCCTTGGCTGCTGGCCGCTTCATGGCATCGTCAACCAGATTGCTGCCGATGAACTGATCATCACCTTCTGACGGGAAATTACCGTACACTTCGACACTGGCTTGGTAGCTGTCTGGCCCGTACTCGTCGATGATGCGCTGGTACAGGTGTTTGTCTGTACCCTCGACATCGCGTGCGTCGATGACGCGTGTTGACCAAAACGCCCGCTTGCTGTGGAATGTTTCGTAGAAATAGCCTGTGTTGCGCCGCGGGTTGGAGAACGCCAGATGGAACCGATGTGGAGTATTCTCCGTGAAGAAACCATCCGATACGGACCAGATGCTGTCAGGTATACCGCTGGCTTCGTCGAAGATTAACATCACACCGTCGAAGTTGTGGACACCGGCGTATGCGTCAGGGTTTTCTTCTGACCACAGCCGGCCTTCGACTGACCAGTAACGCGTACCTTTCTTGAGGTCACGTTCGACCAGTTCCGTCAGCCACTTGGCTGGCATGATGCGTGTGGCGGCTATCTCAAACCAGTGACTGTTCAACGACATCGCCAGCCACTTGGTTATTTCTGCCCATGTGACTGAGCGTAGCTGCGCCTCGGAGTTTGCCGACACGATGGTCGTGCTGCCGATCCTTGATGATAGCATCCATATCGTTAGCCAGCTTACCAAGGCGGACTTGCCGATACCGCGTCCTGACGCAATCGCCATGCGCGCGGTGTCGAAGTCTACCTTACCGTTGTTCTCTTTGATGTGGTCGCGCAAGTCGGCAAGTATCTGACGTTGCCATTTACGCGGGCCGGGGAAGTGTTCCAGCGGCGTGCCTGCTTGGCCCCATGGGAATGTGTACAGTACGAACGCTAGTGGGTCATCTTTTAGGCTTGGTGACCACAGCCTCGCCATCAACTCCATCTCGTCTTGGGCTGAATATATCGGTGCTTGCATTGCTGGTGTCCTCTAGGCGGGGCAGTTCTGTGTACAGCCCTTCGATGACGCGCGTCTGTGCTTTTTCCAGCGCGCCTGTGATACTTATCTGTTGGTCGATGTTTACGTCGATCTGCTGCTTGGCTACCCAGCCATGGTTGTGCTTCAGTATGTCGAGTGCCGCCTTAGCGTCGCCATCGCGTGCCGCTTCGTACATGGTCTTGGCCGCAGTCATCTCGCCGTCAGCGCGGCCCTTGATCTCTGCCATCTCGACCAGCGGGTCTGCGTCGGCCAACACACGAAATTGTTTGGGTGTCATGCCGGCGGCCATAGCTAGGCTATCACCCTTTAGCCCGTAGCGGGCAGCTTCGTAGATAGACTCCAGCCGCGACTCGGTGGCCTGCATCCGCTCTGGTGTAAATGGCAGTGAGTAGAAAGTCATTGGGCGTACTATAGTGTGTTGCATTCTATTATGCAAAAAAAATAAAAATTGTTTGCGACCCTACCCGGCACAGTCACGCGGCCCACCGGCCCTACCCACCCCGTCTAAATATTTTCCGGATTTTGCTTTGCGGCCTTGGCTGGCTAACTGTGTTGCTGTGTTAATACAGTGATTAGCGTTCTGCTTATGTTCCTGCTGGAATAGAAATGGCCTTTCCCGTTCTGCGCTTGCGCGAATTGGAAAAAACACATCTCTAGCTAGCTAGGTGTGTTAGTGTGTTAATACACTAGCAGACGTCATGTTGTCATGACAATTTAATTCGCGCATGAACGCTTGACGTTAACGTCAACCATGAGAACAAACAGCTAGGTGTGTTACTGTGTTAATACAGTAAGGGACGTCATGATTTTGAAAACACCAAGTCCACGACGAATGGAGTGCTGTGTTGCTACACAGGTATATAGATACCCTTTTTACAAATCCTGAATTCTAACAAATATCATGGCAATATAACTACCAGCATTTCCAATCCGCAGATTTCCGCCACTATTCGGGACGTCATTTGCCCCCGAAAAATGACGCTACAAATGACGTCCCAAACGATCACTCTTTTCGGTTCGTCGCACGACGAAATGCCGGTTGTCATTTCGGTTGTCATTTGGACGTCATTTGCATCACTGGAACAGAAACAGAACAGAACCAGAACCTTTTCGGACTCGACCACTTTCCATACTGACCTACCCTCAAACCCAAATCGTGCTGTATGGGCCTTAAAATCGGTTTTAGAGGGTAGTGCAGAAATGCAACATAATTTGCTGCAAATCAGGAAATCGACATGGCGAAGCAAATTATTTGCTTTTAACTACCCTCAAACTGTGTAGAATGAGGGCACAGCATGACGCTGTAGGAGTGAGACACCATGACTATTACCGACACCGACATCATCGCCACAGGCGGCTTCAACACTGGCCGCAAATACACCGACAAGGGCCAGCGCATCTTTTGGGCGCAGCTTGCGGATGGCTGGGTTTACGTAAACGATGCTGACCGCATGATTTCTGGCTGGACGCGCCACACTGGGCAGTTTTTCAACGATGGTGCGCCGCTTACACCCGCATGGATTATGCGCCAGTATGACAGCAACAGCTTGGAGTATTTCCATCCTAACCGCGATTTGCCTCGCCCAAAAGTGCCAGCCGATTTTGATTACGGCGGCGATCTTTGCATCTAAACCTATCCTGCGCGGCGCAGCTCGTCGCGCAGCCCTTTTCAACTGGAGTGAGTGAGATGACTAAGACCTATAAAGTAGTGAACGTGAACCTAATCGGCGAACCTATCGAATTGTATGCGACCATTTGGCGCTTCAGTGGCCGCGAGGGCGCACGTTATGACAGCGTCGAAGCGGCACAAGCGGCACTGGATAAAGCCAAGCAATTCATGCCAGCCAAGCTATTCAAAGCATCGCGCATAATCGAAGCCTAACCCCATATTAGCCGCGCAACTAACCCTGCGCGGCATTTATGGCGATAGTGCCAGCATAGGAGTGAGAACCATGACTAAACGCAATTATTTTAACCTTGCCATGCAACAAGAACTTCACTGGCTTGAAGCCATTGTCCACACTGAAAAGGATTACGGCGCGATGCGTCCTATCCATGTGGCGCTGGTCAAGCTGGCAATACGCAAGAAAGGCGGTGCAGCATGACTACCGAAACAACAATATCCAAGACTGATGCCGCCGAACTGGCGCACACCTTTAGCTGGTATATGCGTGATGTCGCTGCTGGCGATAACAATGGCATTTACATCTACGGCGGCTGGTTGCTGTCGATGCAAGATCGTATGGGCGTCGAACTTATGAAGCCAGAGTATGTCCGCCACAGCATTGAGCGCGCCAAGGAAATCATAACTGTGGAGTTCGCAGCATGATCAACATCCCTGAACTATGCGACCGCTGCAATAGCTGGATCATTGTCGATAATGGCACGCCTGTCATTGAGACTTGGAGCCGCGACTATGTTGAGACAATCGCCAGCCGCGCGATGCCAGACGTTGTTATTTACACCGCGCTGCAATGGTTGCAGCACTTCAACGCAACGGCAAGCGCATGATCGCCCACACCATAGCCACCACCGCATTTTTGGCGGTGTTGGCTTTATCATTAACCGCAATAATCATTACGTTAAAAGGAAACTGAGCAATGACACACGACCGCAATTATCTCCGAATGTTGTCAGACAGCGAATTGACGCATTACGCAAAAGAACAAGGCACAGGTTATGATGACCTAGAAATTGTTCTGCTGGAGCGCCTAAGCGTTCTGTTGGATGTTGAAGAGCAACTAGAGCAATTGCAGATACTATATGACCGGCTAGTGGCCGAGAATAACGCCTTGCGCGACGATGCAGCCGAATGACCGCGCTAATCGCTGGCGCAGCCCTTTTTTTACTCACCCTTGTTTTAGAGGATTAACCAATGACATCTGAATACATGACAATCGCAGTGCTGTTAGCAGCACAAGCCGCAACGCTGGCTATCCTGTGGGACACGCACCGGCAATACAGTTGGTTCCGCAAGGCATGGGTGCGCGACACAAAGGAACTGCTACATTGGAAGCACAACGCCATAATGCGCGACCCAAAGACAGGCCGCTATCTTGATAAAGGGCAAAGCTAATGGAGCGCCAGTTACGGATGCAAATCCAACACCTAGCCAGCTACATCAGCGACAGGAGCCTAGTTGCGGCATATATCAATAATGAGCATGGCTTAAACCTTAGCACTGTGGACATTATCGAACTGACAGCCAACGACAAGCGGCGGTTTTACAGTCCAGACCACAAACCTATGATGCCATCGCCGCTGATCGTGACGCACAAGCGCAAAGGATATGATGACTTGGCCCTTGCGCTATTCAAATACCATGCCGCCCGTTCATTCGGTGCAGAACAAAAATACTGGCTTGAGCGGCTAAACGACAAGCGCGCCAAGCCTAAGACAACAGTGGAGCTATAACATGATTAAGACACCGCAAGCGGCGCCATTGGGCCGCAACTACAGAGTAAGCTCAGAGTCGGCATTTCCGCTACGGGACATAAACGGCAAGACGTGGGCAGAACGCCGCAAAGAAAAGGAGCAAGGCAAGTGAGCGTCCATTTCTCAAGCGCAACTGACCTATGGGCAACGCCGCAAGACTTCTTTGATAAGCAAGACGCAATCTATGGCTTCACGCTGGACGTTTGCGCTACTGCTGCCAATGCCAAATGTGCGCGCTACTTCACCGAAGCCGACAACGGCTTGGAACAGCCTTGGCATGGCATATGCTGGATGAACCCGCCATACGGACGCACAATAGGGTTGTGGATGCACAAGGCGCATGAAAGCCACCTAACAGGCGCGACAGTCGTTTGTCTGGTTCCGTCACGCACTGACACCCGTTGGTGGCATGACTACGCCATGAAAGGCCAGATTGAGTTTATCCGTGGGCGGCTTAAGTTTGGCAATGCCAAGAACAGCGCACCATTCCCGTCCGCATTAGTTGTATTTAGTAAAGGCAATAGCAAATGAGCCGACCGATGTTTTACCCAATGGGAACGCTAGAAGTCGGTGATGTTGGCACTATGCCAGCCACCGACAAAGGCGCAGCCAAGCGCACCAGCCGCAACGTCAGCCAGTACGGCATACGCCACGGCAAAGCGTTCAAGTGCCGCACCGCTGGTGGTGTAACCTTCATAACTAGATGGATGTGACATGATAAACGAACGCATAGAAGCATTACAAAAGCGTGAGCGGGTGTGTTGGGATATGTCCGAGGTGTTCTTACACGCCAAGGACGCACACGGCTTGCATGACATGGGAGTAGAAATCCAAGGCATCCAATGGGCGATCCGCGAACTGGAAGGGCTGTTACGCAAATGACCGATCAAAATGGATATATGAAACTGACACGCATTCCAGCAGTGCGTTCAGCTAAAGACCCCAACACCTTCACCAACCACTTAACCACCGCAAGCGGCGGGATAGGCGACAGGGTGACAGATGAAACCGCTACGCATTACATGATGCACCACTTTTGGATTGAAGAAAAGAAATGACCAAAGAAATAAAATACCGCATGGATCCTAAGACAGGGCGACCATTGCACTTGCTTGGCGATCTTGCCGCTGTCCTGAACGATGACGGATCGACAGTGACCGAGCATTATGACGAAAACGGCAGACTTTACAGAACCAGTTACAAGTCTGTCCCCTACCCTAAAGATTGGAAACCAGAATGACCGACGAAGAAATAGACGCCTTTGAGAATTACGACCAACGCGCCGAAGCTACGCTGGCCTACCGCCTGATGGAGCATCTCGCCTTCAGGGGCATAATAACTGATGATGAAGTGTGCCACCTACGCTACCCGCCGTGCGAATTGATCGTAGACGCAGAGGCAGCGTGGGACGAATAACTATCTGAAAACAAAAGATAATAAAAATAACTTTCTCATAAGTCCTTGAAAACAAAGGAAAGAAAGTTATTGACATACCCTCAAACTATGCTATAATGAGCCATCAAGACGGGAAACCGCCTTGATGGTTCTTTGACATTGATAGAAGGAAAGTCGAGCATGACACTAAAAGACTTACGCGCGCGCGCTGAAGCCATCGGCATCCAGATTAAAGCGGAACGCTTCAGCGTCCCGATTGAAGGTAGCCTCTGGGGTTACTGGCTGGTTGACGAAGCGACAGGTAAAGGCCCGTGGGACGATGACAACTACTGTGCCGATAAAGATGAGATATCGGATGGGCTGGCTGCATTGGAGATAGAGCGGGCAGCCGCCATACCAAAGTGGACGGCGCAACACAAAGCTGACTTGGCCGCATTAGCTGCGGGGAAAAGCGTCCCCGTCAGGTGGCGCGTTTTCTAAAATAAAAACCCCCGGTGGAGTGAGACACCGGGGGTTCCAAAAGGGTTAGTAGAGCATTACCAACCCAAGCAGTATATCATCGCTTGATATCAGTTGTCAATTCTTGCCTAGCGTGGGCATGATAGAACTGTTCGGCAACACTTCCGCCATGCGGCGCAAGTCAGA